CGCGTTAGATACGTGGAAGTATTCTAAATCGTCAAAGATAGCTGAAACTTCAGAAGAAACAACAATCCAGTTAGCTCCACCTCTCAATGTAGATTTGTGAATTTGTGCTGATAATTGGTTAATAGCCGTAATCAACGTTTGATTCCAATCTTTTTGAGTGTAAGATGTAGTTAAACCGTTTACTCTTCTCCATCCGTTGTAATCCCAACGTAAATTCCAAGCTGCTCCTTTACGTAAGTCACGTAAAATTTCACGGTCAATCTCAGCTGCAACTTGCTCAGATAACAATGCAGTTAACTCAGCCTCAGCGTCGATGTTATGGAAAGCCGCAACGTCTTGAGCTAACTCAGGTGACCATTGTGCTCTTAATTTTCTTTCAGTAACTGATACTGTAACTGACTCTAAGTCAAAAGATACCTCACCAATTCTGTCTTCGAATTCTAAATCAGCGTAACGTTTGAATACCGCTACAAATGATGTAGTTGTCGCTGCAGATGTGATTGTTGTACCTGTGTAACCATCTAAAGTATCTGCTCCACATCCAACACAAGCTGGACAAGACAAATCAACTTCAAGGTAGATATAACCTTCAGCATCACAGATAGATTTAAATGAACCACCATTACTGTTAGTTGTTGAACTACCGAATGTTGTGTTAACCGTACTACCGTATTGAACGATACCTTTACCGTATTGTTGTGTAACAACTCTAAATAATAAAGCCGTGTTAGCCGCTACTTCACAAGCTGAAGTTGCACTTACTGCTAAACCTGAACCTTTAGTGATAACTAAATCAGATAAGAAAGTTTCAGTATCTATTTCTTGACCATCAGGTCCGATTAATTTACCTGCACCAACTTCAGAGAAACCTGACATTTTGATGATTACTTTTCTTACTGTAGCACCATTTAATTCTGTAGACTCATCAATTAATTCAGAACCTGACCATACTTGAACTCTTGTACTTGCAGTTACTGCTGTAAATTGTCCTTTAGAATAATCAAATAAACCCGATGGATTTAAACCTGGTTCTGCTCCTTCATAAAATAAATCATAAAGGTTTTTGTTACCATAAGTAGTACCGTTACCGTATCCAGCACCAACTGCAGGACCATCAGGTGCACCTACAGGTGCGAAGTGTTGGTTATTTGAATCATAACCTTGAATTTTAGGTACGAAGAAGAACAATTTACCGATTGGTAAGTTCATTGCTTGTACTGAAACGATTTCATTCGCTAATAATTTAGAGAATACACGTCTAACGATAGGGAAAACTACAGTTTCGAACGCTCCGTTTGAACCTTCTGAAGTTGCCTCGTTAATTAAGAAAGACGCTTGATTCTCATATAACTGAGCTACGTTTTCTTTTAAGTGACCTGTTAAGTCTTCTAAGAAACCTAATTTGTCCCATTTGTTGATAGTATCTTCTTTGATAACTTTAAGGTGTTTTAACCCGATGTTACCAACAAGACCTGATTCTAATAATGCTCCCATTTTTAGTTTTTTTTTTATTTGTTTTTAGTTTATTTTTATTTTATTTTTGTCATCAAATCTTTCATTCTAAGGAATTGAGGATTTTCATACGTTTTTGATTCAATCAAATTTACCGCTGACCCTGTAGAAGGTGATTTGTCAATTGTTCTTTCGATTGATTCGTTGATTGGTTTTGAATTACCACCTGATAATTCTTCTTTAAGAGATTGGAATAAGTTCTTAGATTCTTTAATTGTTTCAACAGAATCAAAACGTCTTAAAATATTTATTTTCTCTGGTTTAGTTGTTGTGTGTTCAGTGAACAAACGTGTAGCGTAAGCTAAGTTTGAATTGAAGACCGCAACTTCATTAAGTTTATTTCTAAATACGTTAAGTGCTTTTCTGTATTCTTCGTTCTTTTCTCTAAGAATTTGTAATTCTTGTCTATTTTGATTTTCTTTGATAGCTGTATTTGCTGAAGAATGAGCTCTTGGTTTTGGTAAACCACCGCTTCTAAAATTAGAACCGTTACCTTTAATTCTTGAAGCCTCTTTCGCTTCAACTTTTTTAGGTTTCACTTTAAATTCACCATCAAGATTTTCACCTGATTTGTCATAAGAGAATCCTTTTTTAGCATTTCCTGTACCGACAGATTTTGGACCTTGTTTTAATTTAGTATTAAAACCTTTACCTTGATTTGGTTTTGAATCGTAATTGAATTTTGCTTTACCCATACCAACACCTTTAGGTCTGATAGTTTTTTTAGATTCCATTACAGGTTCTTCTTCGTATTCATCCATTTCGTCATCCATTTCGATTTCGTACATAATTTCAGAATCAGCTTCTTCTTCATCATCAAAATCTTCAACGTCGTCAAAACCTTCAAATTCGTCTTCAGCTAAACCATCGTAACTTTCTTGTTCGTTAAATAATCTTTCAACGATTGAATCAACATCCATATCATCTTCATCAAGACCCATAAATTCATCATCTTCATCAAGACCCATAAATTCATCATCTTCATCAAGACCCATAAATTCATCATCTTCTTCAAGACCTGACATATCCAATTCATCATCTTCTTCAAGACCTGACATATCTAAATCATCATCTTCATCTAAATCGTCCCATTCAAACATTTCTTCATTGTCCATATCTGATTCTTGTACTATCATATATTCTTTGTTTGTTGAGTTATCTTTTAATTTGATATTCCCCTCGTTATCTTTTTGAACGATTACCTCGTCTTCAGGACCCATTAATTGGAAAACTCTTAAAACCTCTTCATCACTAACATCATCGCCAGTTAAATCAATTGGTTCTTCATCGTCCATTTCCATATCAAAATCCTCTTCTCCTTGGGTATCAATGTCAAGATTATCAGTATCCATTTCAGCATCTAAATCCGTATCTTCTACGTCATCTTCTACATCCATATCAACATCTGTGTCTTCAATCTCGTCTTCTTGTTCAAATAGAGATTCTTTTACTAGTTCACTGATTTCTGCTTTCATTGTTGAAGCAAGTATTCCTTTTGCGTTTTCTGCGACGGCTTCTTCCAAATTTTTCATTTGGATAAATGCGTCTTGTACTAAAGAGTTTTCTTTTGCCATTTATAAAATGTTGTTTTATTTCTTAATAAATATTACCATTTTTAAAAAAAACTTAATTTTAAGATTTACTGTGTCAATTTTTTTTAATATCTTGATATATTTTTAATGGAAAAATTTTTAGGCACAAAAAAAAGGAGAGATATTATCCCTCCTTTTACATTATTGAATTTTAAAATTAATCTTCTATCACTTCATCTATTTTGCTTTCAACAATACCTGTTATCCTCCAATCCATAGTATAATTCTCATATACTTTAGAAACTTTCGCCTCAACGTCAGTCGGACTATAACCTTTTACTAATTTTTCTTCTCTTAGTTTTTTAACTTTTCCTGATTCTGTGTCTAACAAATCAGAGCAAATTTTTGCTACGAAATATTTTTCTCCTTGTTCCATAAATTAAATAATTTTTATTTGTTTCCCAAATAATCGTTTAATTTCTTCATTAAGTCAAGCGATTTATTGTCACCACTCAATTCTTTTTCTTTTCTTGATTGATTTTCTTCCTCAATGTTTTCATCAAACTTCATTCTATCATTTGGGTCCAAGAATAAATAAGCCCCCGGTGTAGACGGTGAAGAAACTAAATCGAAACAAATTAATTCGAAATCGTCTTGAACTTCATTTTGTTCACCAACTTTTTTAAGTGAACCAACACCTCTTGATGATATTCCTAACGTAACCCCTTGTCTTAGGTAGTTTGCAGCCATATCTCCTTTAGTTGATACAATACCTCTTTCGTGGAATCCTGGACTTGTCAGTAACTTTAAAATACCCATTAATACGTTACCTTCCCACCATACTTTAGTAATAATGTGAGAAACGCGGTCCAAATCAATTAATGATGATTCGGGGTGGTTCAATTCTGAAAGTGATACCCCTTTCTCAATCATTTTTTTATAGTTTTCGGCTTCACGTTCTAAAATACGTTTAGGGTATACACGACCATTTCTATTTGGCGTGTCGTATTTTTGTAAAACGGCGTAAAACTCGAATGGTTTAGAATGGTCTAAATTTGATTTAGACTCCATTATATATTGGTTATGCTCCGTTCTTGGGGAAATATAACCAGCGTCTTGTTCTATTAATATACCTCTACCTGTTTCAGTAGTTTTTAAAATTCTTAAACTCATCTTGATGTTTTAATAATAAATATTAAACATCTTCGGTTTGTATCGTTTCTTTGGGTGTTTTAATGTTTTTGGATAGGTGGAACTTAAAATAGGGGTTGGTTTTAAAATTGTCGGAAAAAATTTGTGAGGTAATTTCTTTTAACGTATCTTTGACTTCTCTATCTTTAAAATTTAGTGTGGTGTCATTGAGGTAAAAATTAATCTCAAGATTCATAAATGATTTTTTATTTAAATTTAGACCACTCGACCTTAAATCTAAATCAACAATGAATTTATCATCAAACATTGTGTTTTTTGTTTTTTCGTAAACTGAATGTTTTACGGCTCGGCTTAAGTTTAAAACAACTCTCGACCAATTGTCAACGTCTTTTTTAGGTTCGACCCAAGTTTGTATGTTTAGGTATAGTGATTTTAAATTAACTGAATCAACTGTCCCAAATAAAACCTTCGCAGTTTTAAAACCTTGGATTTTTGAGGTTTTCCCTTTTTTCATTATTTTTCATATTGTATAACGTTTATTTTTATTAAATGTAAGTATATTTACAGTAAGAGTCAAAATACTCATAATTTAACAATATTTTAATATGATAATAATAAAAGTCGGAAAAGATAAAAACATCGAAAAGGCCTTAAAACAGTACAAGAGTAAGATTATTAGGACAAGACAAATGTCAGAGTTGGTCAATAGAAAAGAGTTCGTTAAAACTTCCGTAAAAAAAAGAAACGTACTTAACAAGGCTAAGTACGTTCAGAAAATGTATAAATCAAACAAATATTAAAGATTTTCGTATAAACTTTTAAGTTTGTAATAATTTAATTTATCGTATTTTTCGGTTGAAAGTTTTTCAATTGTTTCGTTGATTGACCTTCTAGTTGAATGGTCGTGATTTTGATTATAGATAGTATTTAATCTTTCAACCACACTTTCTTTAATTGTTGAATACTTTGGTTCTAACTCAGTATCGTCAACTGATAATAATCGGTTCAATTCTTTCTTTTCGGATTCATTTAATCCTTCGATATGTTTTGAAATAGTTTTGTTCGCCATAGATAACATTGAACTGATAGGGATATTAATTGATTCCTTTTCTTTTTTAGGGGGTTTAACTAACGACTCAGATATTACTTTTTTACTTTTAATTCTACTCTCGATAGTTAACACACCGTCACTAAATAATGAATCAATCGTTTCATATTTGTTGTCCGACTTACTATTTTTAATCCATACAGATAATTTAGTTAAATTATTAGGGGTTATTTTATTAATCGTATTTTCATACAACTTAATTGATTCGTTAATGTAATCATTAACAATTGATTCGTTCAATCCTTTATTAGACGATAAGTCATCATATAGGTAAAATAATTTACTAACGTTTTTGTTCTTTAAAACTAATTTATCAAAGTTTTTTAATTCCTCTTTAAATGTCCCGTTTTTATAAGACTCAACCAAAACGTTTTCAATCTTCGATTTTAATATTCCAAATTTCATTTTTTCGTTTTTATTATAAATATCAATCTCTTAGAAGTTTGTTCAACTGATTCTCCATATCCCCTAAAGAATTTCCCGCTTTAGATAAATCAATAAAACTTTCTTCATTTAAAAAATCCTCATTTTCTACTAAGATTTTTAAATTATCTCGTCTTTCAAATGATTCAGGTGTTACACCCGCATCACCTCCCGGTTCAGGGCCTGGGGGTGGTGGTGCCATTGGTTCACCTCCGCCTAAATCAGGCATTCCTCCTCCACCTGGAGGTGGTGGTGGTGTTGCTCCCGCTGCCGCAGTTTGAGTTACTCCTGAAGTTGTTTTATTTCCGTATAATTTGTCTATATTGTCAAAGATTCCTGTATGTGTGATAATTGTTGCGGTATTTGTTAATTCAGCCCCAACCGCTTTTTCAACACGTTGTTGTTGTAAGTCTAATTTAATCTCATCATCCGAGAATCCAAGGATGTGTTTTTTAGCCCAAGAAACTGATACAGGTGCGATACCCTCAATCGCGGCAACCGCATCTTTGTATAGTGTAATTTTTTCCTTCCAAGCCTCGACTTTTAATAACTCGGCCTGTGTTGATGGGTTTGCCAAACCTAATGTAAAATTAGACAACTCATCTTCAAAACCTAATAAAAATAAATGAATAATTGCAATTTTATTCATTTCCGCAATCATACATTTTTGAATTCTATTAATTGTTCTAGCAAAACGAATATCCATTAAAGATAAATTTTTACCTTCACCCACAGGTTCTTCAAACCCTAAGAACGCTTTAGGAACACGTAATGCGGTTAACAATTTCTTTTGAATGTATTCAATATCTGCAATCTCTCCTAAGTTCTGAGCTCCCGGTAATGTATCAATTGGACTTGGAGCGGCCGGGTCACGAACAGGAATAAAATAATCTTGGTCTACCGCCATTTGATTATATCTCATATCAACGTTACCTGTTTTACCGTCAACAACTTGGTCACGTTTAAATTTATTGGCAACACGTTGTACGTATGCTTCAACATCCTTGTCATCCATATTACCAACAAAAACTTTAAATACACGTCTTTCAGGGGCTCTTGATGTTCGATAAATTAACATTGCGTCTTCAGATAATAATAATTGTTTCCATATACGTCTTGCTTTTTCTAACATTGACGTACCATACGGAAGTTTTCTATCATCCCCCAATAAACGAAAGTGGGCAATTTCCCAAGAGTTAAACTCCATATCTTTAACTTTCCATTTAAACCTCAAACCTTTACTTTCCGATGGCTCTTCTACGTTTTGAGTTCTTGCCGCCATACCACGTTCCAAACGTTCAATTTCGATATTTGGTAATTGCATACAACCAACAATTCCTTTCTCAGAGTCTAACTTTAAATAAACAAAGTTATCCCCGTATTTGCAGGTGTTTCTTACCCACATTGGTAAGTTGGTATTAATGTCTAAAATATTGTTAAATAAATCAGTTAAAATTGATTTAATACGTTTTGATTCTGAGTAGATTTGTAACATAAACCCATTTTCATCAACGGTTGTAGATTCTTCACCGTAAATGTCTAACGCCGCTGAAATTTCGGGGGTATATTCCATTGATTCGTAATCGTAGAATGATGCCAAACGTGTTGGTTCATAATAGACTGCTTGAGAATATAAGTTTGTTTCAATTTTAGACCATTGATGTCCTAAATAAACCGTTTGTTGAGCTTGTAATTTTTCCCTTTCATAATCGGCTTTAGAAGTTGTTTTTAACAATTCTTGTTTGTCGAACTTATATGTTGGGTAATCTTGGTTTAACAACGAATTAGGTCCAAATGATTGGGACAATCGTTGCCAAACTGTCAAATTTTGATTATTGTTTTCCATATAGGTAATTTAATTGTATTTATACATAATTAAATACTTTGTATTTTCATTATCTTCTGCCTGTACCAAATAACCAACCATAATTTTGGTAATCTTTTGATGACACGGTGTTATTGTTATTATTCATCCTATCCATCATATTTGGAACGACAGGGTTAAATGATATGTTTTCTCTAACAGAATTATTATCATTTACTGACCAAGACTCAATCATCGCTTTTGCTTGGTCGGTAACTTTGTTTAATTTACTAAATGATGTCTCCCCCACGTATGTTGCCATTGCGATAGACATAAGTAAATCGTCGTGTCTTCCCTTTTGGTGGTCAGGTCGGCCATTAAGGTAAACGAATGTGTCCATTTCATTATATAAACGATGACTATAGATTCTAAAGTCGTGTCTCATTGCCTCCTCATATGATGCAATTATCTGAACACGTTTATTGTTAAAGTTAATCCCCGGTATTTTTTCTGCGGATTTTGGATTATATTTCCAAGTGTTATTAACATCTTCACCATCAACATATAAATCCTTATACCCTAACTCTTGAAGTTTACGTGAGGTGGAAACACCCATCCCACCCGTAATATCGACTACAACATAAGCTGAATACATATTGGCCCATTTAAAACAAATCTCGGCCATAGTATCTGGTGGCAATTTACCGACAAATTCGGCGACTTGTTCACGAGTGTCAAAATCAACAACTTGGAATGAACTAAAATCCTCACTATCCCCACGACTGACATCGACACCCATTATATATTTGTGACCAATAACAGGTTCTTTCCAAATCCATAATTGATTACCTAACATTCGGTTTTGTGGTTCCAATAAATAATTCTCACGGATTTTTTGCATTAAACGAGAATCAAATACGTTATCCCCTGAACCAAGGAAGTTACACTCTAACTCTTGAGAAACTTTACGTTTATCGTATTTAAGTTTCTTCACCATTTTTTCAAACCAATCAGAACAAGGTTTGTAACCATTATTAATTAATTCTTTTGCCTCCTCAAAGTTTCTTTCATCAAAGGATTTCTGAGTCCAATGAATAATCTTTGTTGGGTCGTATTCTTCTTTGTTTAATAAGTAATGAATTGCGTCGTCGGTTTTAACAAAGTATAAATCTTTAGTGTAACGAGGGTCACGATACCAATACATTTCAGTAATTTTGAAATCATTCATTCCTCGTAATGCTTGGTCATAAATCTCGTAGTAAATTGCGTCATTACCGTTAGGTGTTGAAATAACGATTACTTTACCCCCTGTTGATAGGGACGCCATACACGCAGACCAGAAATCACTATCGGCTTCGATAAACGCGGCCTCATCAAACACTAATATCGTAGGGGTAAATCCACGTAAAGCATCCTTTGATGTTGCAACGGCTTTAACCTCACACCCATTATTTAATTTCCAATGTTTTGTTGATTTTTTATTAGGGTCAATTGATATGTTAACCCAACTTGGCCATTGTGTGGTGAACATTCTAACTTTATTTGCCATTTCAATTGACGTATCAAGTTTGTTGGCAATGATTAGAATTTTCTCAGGTTTTTCTTTTCTAGCAAACCCTAATTTTTTTGATATCCAAGCGGCGGTTACTGTTGACACACCTGCCTGACGATATTTTAATGCGATATTCTCATTATAGTCTTCATAGTCCTGTAGTAATGTAATTTGGTCAGGGAATAACTCTAATGGAACAAATTTCGATACAGTATTATCATATGTCTGTAAATATGTTTTTAATGCGTAAGACGTATCCTTCATACATTTGACATATTCCAATAATACTTGGTCTTTTGTTAAACTCATATAGATGATTTAACATATAAATATCAAAAAACCCCCAATTAATCACTTAATGGGGGTTTAACTATTAATTTAACAGGATTTAATCCCAATCATCTAAATCTAAATCATCGAAATCACTCATATCTTCGTTGTCATCGTTACTTTGTACCGGTGGTTCTTCATCTTCATAATCATCGTCATCATCGTTACGATTTTGAATTTGTTGTTTAACTTCACTAACCATACGGTCAATCGCTTTCATTGCTGATGGGTTATTTTGTAATAAACCTTCAGTGAATGACTTTAATTCTTTCGCAGATAACCTACCAAGTTTGTGGAATAAGTATAATTGAATTATTCTTTGGTCATCCGCAAATATCTCGTTAGGCATTGCGTCCTGTAATTTTTTCCAAAAGATTAACCCCAAACGTGAATCCCAAACTTCTCCCGGTAACGTATCCTCACTACCCGCAACCATTTTAGATTGTTTTTCATTTTCAGGTAAACTATCCCAAGCCATAAAGTCAAACACGCCTTTTACTAATTCGTGAACTAATAAAGGTAATGTCATTGCTCTTGCACTAATAATGTAAGGTCCATTGGCAGTCTCTGGTTCAACAATTTCTACTTGACCTAATTGACCCATACCTGCAGATGCCGAACTTTCCATATTAGGATAAATCCAATATAAATGTTCCATTGTTGCTTGAGAGACATTGTAAGCCGTCATCAACTCAGGATTGATATCGTTAATTTTATCACTTAATTCTTTATACAAATGACCAACATTAAATGCCGCCCCCTGTACAAATGTATTCATTATACGTCTTTTAGTCTTTTCATCCTTGAACGTTTGAAGTGCGTCGGCCTCCATTCGTTTATCAAAAATCTCCTTACCTTTGTCCCAATCAAAATCTTCAAAATCTGCAGCAAATTCTTCTAAGTCTTTTTGGTGTTTTTCAGCATTTTTAAATGCGTCAACAACTTGAGCGTCACTGAATTTTTCTGGTTGACTTCTCATTCCTCGAACTGATGTCATTGGTGTTGAAATTAATTTTGCCTGTAACTTTAATCGTTTACTATATGGGGGTTTGTCTAAATTAAAATGTTCAGTAACTAATTTCTCCGCCATTTTTTCGATGGCCTCACTATTTCTACCTTGAAATCTTGATATAGTCCCTAATGAGTCCATTGCCGTACCCATTAAGTTTCTGAACACACTATTTGGGTCACCTTCAACCATTTGTGAATTGTCACCTAAAGCATCTTTAACTTTCTCAACTGAATGTTGGAATGATTCTGAAGATAAGATGTCAATTAACTCGTCCGATAATCCCATTTCGTGAAATGGTGTTTCTTTTTTCTCAATTTTTGATTGAGTACCACGTTCCATTCTTGAACCACCAACATTTGAATAATCAATAGGGGCTTCATTTAGTTGGGACTTAATGTTATCTAATAACGTTTTTTCACGTTTAGTAAGACCTTCATTAATTAATTTTTTATCTAAATAGTTTTTAACTACTTTGACATCTTCCATACTAGGGTTTAAACTCATTATTATAGGTTTTGTTTGTTAATATTATATTCCTATTGATTTTGATGTTAACCAATCAGGTAATTCATTTTCTTCAAGACTAACTATTGGTTTCTTATTTTTTGTTGGTAACTCTTTAGGAGATTCAACCATAACATTTTTAATTGTGTTAATAAAATCTTGTTTACTCATTTTAGGTGAGATATGTTTCTCAACTAATTGTGTTATTTGTTTTTCTAAAACTGATTCATTTGTTGGTAACGTAAATCCAGGTACTGTGCTTTTGGCAACAGTGTCTAATGTTTTTGCGTATAAGTTTTCCGCGGTTTTTTGGTAAACAGGGACACCATCTTCGTTAGTTTCAGTTTTCTTTTTAGGTAACTTATCAAAGTTAGTCTTTTTTGCGAATTCATCCGCCATTTTACACCATTTTTTTTGTTCTTTTGTTTTTCCATCACCACATTTAGCAAAGAAATATTTTTGTTGTTTTTTAGATTCAAATTTTTCGTCAATTTCTTTGTTTTCACCCTCTTTTACTTCAACATTTTGATTTTTAAGAACATCAGGTGTTTTTAACATTTGATTTAATTTTGCAAGGTCTGCGGGGTCTTTTGAACTAAATCGTTTTGTGACTATTTCAGTTTC